TGGTTTCTCTTTTCTCTCTGCCATCTATTCTCACTCTCCTTTTATCCAAGCATCTACATCAGTTCTATAAGTTTTTGTCCTTATAAACTTAAAACTAACCTCTCCAGCCATGTATAGACTATTACTGTCTATTTCCCATTTAGTATTTGTACAAGCTTCAAACTCATCTAAATAAACTCCTGGATTTAAAATTTTTTCTATAACTAGATCTACCATCTGATATAATTTTCGATATGTCTCTTCAGTATTATCTATATAGAGCAAAATACTAACTTTTATATCTATCTCTTTACTCTCTAAAGTATTAGTTCCTGATGAAGCTATGATTCCAATAGCAGGAACTATTTCTTCTATCCTTTCAGTAGGAACTGGTCCTATAAATACTTCTGGAGTTTTTAGAGATCCTTTAGTGGTAGTAGTTTCTATTGTGATCCACTTTTCTATTAATCTTTTTAATTCTTTTTCTAAATCATATATTTTTTTCATAGATGCCCCTTTAAAATTCTATCTATCTCTCTATCAAAATTTTTTTCTAATATTTTAGGTGCTTTATCTTCTACATACTCTTCAACACTTTCAGTTCCAAGCATTTGTGGAACAGAAACTGTTTTTAAATCTTGTATTGTAGCTTCTCTATCTGAAGCTTTTCTTTGAAATATTCCACGATGTCCATTTTTCATAGTTGCTAAGAAAGGACGACCATATAAATTAGCTTTTCCTACTACAGCTTTTCTTTTCTCTCTTTTTTTTACCTTAACTAAAAGAGTTCCATCTACTTTTTTAGATTTAAAAAATTTATATAGAGAAAGCCTTGGAGATTTAGATCTAATAAATCCAATAGGGCTTTTAAAATTAGCTTTTTTAACTGATAAAGTTTTTTCAACTTCTGTAGAAGTGATTGCATAATTTGATGTAACATCTTTTTTCAAGTCTTTTTTTATAGTTATAATAGATCTATTGATAGCTGATGATGTAGCTCTTTCTACTCCATTCTTTATTCCTGAAAGTAATCTTTGTGCTTTATCTAAATTTTTAATTTCAATAAAACCATTAGCCATTAATAAGCAGTAATCTCCTTTAATCTGATTGTTGTTATTCCCTCTACAGAGTACCAATCGTTTACAAGATAATTAGTTCCATTTACTTTTAATCTCTTTCCAGGAACTCTCCTTTCTAAAGTAAATTCCACTGTTTTTAGATAAAGTATCAAATCTACTGAATAATATGTATCATCTATGGCTTCCTCTGAAAAATCCTTGTCAAGATGCTCTATTACTCCTACATAAATTCCATCTTCAATGTTGATATTTTCTCCCATTTCATCAAAGTTCAGGAAGATATCTACATCTTCCTGAAGCATTGATTTAAAATTTAAAGGACTATTCAGCAGTCTTTTTTCTTCCATTTTTAGATTTTTTTTCCTCTTCAATATCTACTACTGGAGTTTCTGCTATTTCTTTCTCTTCAACATCTACTGCTGGAATCTCTTCTTTTATATCATCAGCTAAAACTAAAACAGTTCCTGTTGAGATAAGATATTGTTTTTCTTTCTCATCAACTTCTATTTCTGCTTCACTTCCTATTGAATGTTGTCCATAAATTCTTAAAAATTTTACCTTCATTTTTCCTCCATTATTTCGCAAGTTTCGAAATTATTCAGCATCGCAAACTATTACATTGAAATATCCTGACAAGTCATCAGGTTGTAAAACTGGTCTTGATTCAGTTGTGATATTTTTTTGCTTTTTATTTGGAGAGTCTACATCAGCGAATCTTTTAACCATATGTACATCAGAATTTCCCATATTAATAATAGGGGCATAAAGAATTTTACCTTCAGTTGATCCCCCTAAAATCATATTTGGTGGCATTAATTGAATCTCTTTTCCATCATATCCAACAACTTTTCTTGAATATCTGAATAGTTCCACTCCATAAGTTTTATAAGTTCCTAACCAAACAACTCCTGGATATTGTCTTGTTACCTCTTTTACAAACTCTGTTTGTAAGTCTTTACTTAATATTTCCTTTGTAAATTCTTTAGAGTTCATAAATTTATCAGCAGCAGTTAATCCCATAACTACATTTTTTACAATAACTCCACTTTCTTCAGCTTTTGCTAAGATGCTATCTAAAGAAGTAATAGGATTTACTCCTGTTTCTCCCCATTTCTTACCACCATCTAGAGTTACTATATTATCAATTCCATAATCTACTTCATATTCTGCCTCTTCTGTTGTAGATGTAACTTTTCCTGTAGTTAAGAATTGAGATACCATTAACTCTTCCTTATTAGAAATATATCTTTCTTGAGCAGTTAATATCTCTGCTATTCTTTTTCCAACTCTTTCCGCTGGTTTATAATCTCCAAAGAAATTCATTCCAGCTTCTCTAACAAAAAAATCCTTTGGTCCTAAAGATCTTGATACTGCTATATTAGGGGCTGTAATAAGGTTAGAAGTAGTTCTTCTATCTACAACTGGTCTTCCCATTTCAAGTGGAGTTACAAATGGAGCTACATGCTCTCCTCCTTTAGTTATTTCAAGCATAATCTCTTCAGTAGGTACTGTTTCAGATTTATTAAAAAATAGATTTGTTAAAAAATTTTTTTTAGGTTCCCATGCATCTCTTATTTTTCTTATTGTTTTCGGTGTATAAAGATCAAATTCGTTCGCCATTTTTTCCTCCTATTATCTTAAAAATAATCCTATTTTTCTTAATTCTTGTTTTAATTTTAATTTTTCAGTTGGATCACTAGGTAATAAAACAAAGCTTTCTACTAAATATGCTGTTAATAAAGCTGAGCATTGCTTGTTTGCCTCTGCTTCTTCATAAGCTATTGCATAAGGTGTAGTATAAGTAACACTTTTATCATATTTTCCATAGTTCCCACTAGCATCTACTCCGATAACATCTCCTGCTTTTACAGCAGTTTTTACTGCTAATGGTTCAGATACTAAAGGATAATCTCCAAAAAATATCTGTTTTTCTGCATTTGTAAATTTTTTGTTATTAGGCATAAATCTTTCCTCCTATTTTTTTATATTTAGCTCTTTTAAAGCTGTTTCTACGATACTATTTAACATTTGTTCTTTTTCGCTTTCTTCCATTCCTGATGTGATACCATTAAATCCTGCTGCTGCTTTTTCATCTTCTCCTCTTTCAATCTCTCTTCCAGCATGTTCAGAGTTCATATTATATAGATCTACAATAATATCCTTGTAATCTCTTGGCTCTTCAAATTTAGCTTTATCTACTAATTCTTTTGCAGCTTTACTATAAGTTTTAATTCCATCTAAGTTTTGAATTCTCTTTCTCTCTTCTGCAATTGCTGTTTGCACTGCTCCATTAATTGCATTTTTTACTGTATCAGTGTTTATAAGTTCAGTTTGTAGCTCATTTATTAGCTCTGGATGTTGAGCTTTTAATTCTTTTAATGTCATTGTTGCCTCCTGAGTTTTTTTATTTAAAATTTCTGAAAGTTCTTTAGGTATTTTCTTTGAATTTTTTATATTCATAGAACATACAGTTTGAATATTTGAATTGATAATATTAGTATCATAAGATGCTATCTCATCTATGAAACCTGCATCTAATGCCTCTTGTGTATTAAAGAATGTTTCTTCATCCATTTTTTTGGCTATTTCCTCCCTTGAGAGAGATGATTTTTCCTCATAAAGATCTAACATATTCTCTTTAGTCTTGTTTAAGTGTTCTATTGCCTCTGTCATCTCTTTAGTATTGGAATATCCCATATACATCAATGGATTATGGATCATAAAGTAACACCCTTTTCCCATAACTGTTTTATTTGCTGCAATAGCAATAAGAGTTGCTGCTGAACATGCCATTCCATCAATATATGCAGTTACTTCTTTTTCTTGAGATAATCTTTTAAGTTCATGATATATTGCTAATGCCTCTGCAATATCTCCTCCAGGTGAATTAATTTTTACTGATATTTTTTTACAATTTTTAATGCTTTGAAGTTGTTGATTAAAGATAAAAGAACTTGTTTCTCCAAACTCTTCCCATGCCCATTTTGTAATCTCACCAGCAATTCTTATTTCACCTTCATTATCTGAAAGATTTTTTATTGAAAAAAATGATGTTTTACTCACTTACTTCACCTCCAATCTTTTTTTGAATTATTTTATTAATCTCAGCAATTTTTATTTCCTCTTCAAGTCTAGCCTCTAATATCTCATCAAAGTCCAAACCACTTTCAGCTGTAATTATTCCTCTCGTTGTAGTATAGTTGTCGAGAGAGGTTTTATTGGCATTTGCCTCTTTGAGTGGATCCAATGAAGATTTACCACTACCTACCCAAATGCAACGAGAAAAAGCATATCTCACTGCTTCATCTTCAAAAAATCTTGGACAATCAATATCACCATTTCTTATAAGTTCCAGAATAAATTCCTCATAAACTGGTTGACATAATGTCCTTTCTAATAGCTTTCTACATACTAAAAATCTTTGATGTGCCTCTTCAAGAGATGCTTTAGCAGCAGAATATGATGCTTTAAAGGAACTCATTAATACTTCGTGTGGTATCTCTAATTGAGCTCCAATCTCTTCATAAACTGCATCTACAAAGTCCTTATATGATTTATTAGGTCTTGTAGTTGTAAACTCTTTGATAGTTTCTCCATCTTTAGCTATTATTCCCATTCCATGATCCAATGAAATTTTATCTGTTCTATCTTTAGATACTCCCTCTGCTCCCTCACTACTTCCAAAAGCAGATGTATTAATAAATCCTTCTGCATCCTTAGTCTCTATTATGAAACCTAGTGAAGCATTGATAGCTGCTGCAATTAGTTCAGCCTCTTTATATCTACCTAAGTTTTTAATAGGATAGATTATAGATGCTAGAAGTGGAACTCCTCTTCTCTGTCCTACTCTTTCAGGTTCAAAAATATGTAAAATATTTCTTCAGATCGGAAGAGCGTCGTG